TCAGGCCCGACTATCGTTCACGTTGATGTTCTTGAATGCCGTTGCCAGGGTGGCGTCCGTGACGGTGATGCGGTACACGGCCGAGGCGGCGCTCCCCTGAGGCGGATTTCCCGCACGGATGAAGCTCGTATTTGCGCTACTGGCCGAAGTGAGGGTGAATGAGGTTCCACTAACGAAGGTCCATGCGTAGGTATACGGAGGCGTTCCACCACTACCATTGCCGGTAGACGATCCGAAGTTAACACCAGTCCCCGGCCAGCTATCGCCGTTCACGTCACTCGCATTTACCGACAGAGGTCCAACACGAGTACCGCCGTAGAAGTTCGTGACGCTGATGGACCCGGAAGTGGGAATGCCCGCGTTAGCTCCCGTATTAGCGACGTAGGTACCGCCACGGTAAAGGGATGTCAGACCAGTCCCCCGAGGGGCAAGGAACTCGTCCTGAATCTGGGCGATGTCTATCTGGCCGCTGGCTGGAAGGGTCATTTATTTTCCCTCAAGGGCCGCCACGCGACGCGCTAGGTTCTGCACCCATTCCAGAGCCATGCCAGCCTTGTCGAGGCCAAGCGTGCCGTTATCGCCTTCATAAACGTACTCGTCGCACGTACCCACGGCCTCCTGAGCCATCGGGCCGCGACCTTTGACGTCGCCTTCGATCAGGTTGTACGTGTAGTGACCAAGCTCTGAGAAATCCCGTGGTTCAGCCTTGCGGACGTTAGTCTTCTTGTTGCTGTCGGAAGTGGCGACGAAATTAGCGGCAGTCCATACGCCAGCGTCTGAAAGTGTGGAAATACCTACAGTGTACGCACTGTTAATGAATTCAAGACTACCCGTGCTGGGGTTGATTCGAATGAATTTGCTAGTACCTCCGTTAGTTACCTTAATGTTTCCGCCGCTTACCCAGAGCGCATCGTTACCGATGGAAGTGGTAATGAATCGACTGCCAGTGGTAACATCACCCTGCCACGCCAGCGAATAATTGCTTGATCCAACGCGGGTAAACGAAAATATGTTGTCCCCGGCACCGTTCAGCCCATGGATAAAAACCGATCCGCTAGCACCCGTGCCCGTGAACTGAAGTGGTGCCGAATTGGACAGCACATTGTCCGCTGCACTCAAGGTAGCCGCACTGCCTGATGTGATCGAACCGTTGACGGTAAGCCCGCCGGTTATAGTGTCGCCCGCCTTGTTTACTGGGCGGTAGCCAATCGCGGGCGAAGTAACCTGTTTCCAGTTGCCACTACCGAGACTGCGGAAGTACATCACGTCGCCAGCGGTGGTGACGTAGTTGGCACCACCGCCCATGACAATGGCGGCCGAGTTGGTGATCGTCAGTGCGCCGGAGAACGTTACCTCCCGGACAAGGCCGGGGACAGACGTGCCGAAGCTGGTGATAGTTGTCGTGCCGGTGACCGTGACCGCCTCGCCATCGGACGTGCCAAGATCGACCGTAGCAGCCGACGCGATGCTGGCCGAGGACTAGGCGTTAGTGGAGCGTACAATGGCCTGTACAGCTCGCAGGTAGTCATCAAGGCTGTTGCCGATGGCGTCGGAACCCGAAGGGCTATTGCTAGCCGCAAGGGTGGAAAGATCCTACATTTTAGACGGGACGGGCATTGTGGACCCTCAAAATATCTTCGTTAGGTGGTTCTTGGGCTTCCTCATCGCCCCGGCCATGGCGTTCCTGCTTTACGGGACCGCGAGACTTGTGGCGATGGGCGTTGCGAAGTGGATGCCAGAGTCAGCGTTGAAGCGGCGCCTACTGACGGACACCGAGAGCGGACGACTGGCTTACAAGCCCAGAAGCTCCGGCCGCGACATCCGCAAGGGCTGAGCGCTGCTTTGCCGTCATCTTGGCGATGATGGCCTGAGATTCTGGGGCTTGCGGGTTGGCGATGACACCGGCTAGTTTCGACTTGATCGCATCGTTTGTACCGAACAGTTTGTACAGGGTGTCGAGAGGCTTCAGGACGGTTCCCAGAAGGCCGCTGTCGGCCAGTCCTGGCAAACCCAGACCGTTAGCCGCCTCACCCAATAGATTCTGACTGGCGAGGTTCTGGACGGTGTTGGAGCCTGCCGATTTGCCGACATTATTGGCTACCTTGACACGACTGAGATCGCCAAGAAGCGACTGGATATTCCCCTGTTGCTGCGGACTCAGGATGGCGTCAGCCGAAGCATTCTTCTGCTTGGTGATCTTCTGCGCCATAGCATCGAGTCCGCCCACAGCACGGCCGAATGCATCGGGGCGGAGCACCTGATTGCCAAGCGAGTCGATGTCGGCAGGATTGGCCGTAACGCGCCCCAAAAGGCCCTGCGCAAGTTCAAGGCGATTCACCGGACCGCTGCCCTGAGCGAATGCCTGGCGGGCGCTTCTATACTCCGGGTTCTGTCGCTCCAGTTCGCCAACGAATTCACGCTTGGCACTAGCGATAGCAGCTTGTTCCGTCTTGCCGATGCCTATCTGCGGGGCCACGTTCAGGGCGTCATCGAGGGCCATTTTCACGTAGTGCTGGCCCTGAAGCGTATTCATCGGGTCGCCGATATCGATTCCCGCATTAGCTGCGATGGTCTTGGCCTGCTTAACGGCCTGCTGGATGACGGGTCGCTGTGCAAGCTCCTGCATTTTCGCAGACGGAGCCAAGATGCTGTTGGCCTGATTCTGCGCTGACTCCAGAGTGGACGACGCCTCGTCCGGCCAGAATTTACCTGCCGCGTCCGACTTGCCCTGGGCTAGTGTGGCGGCGGCGTTCTGCTCCCTGGCTAGCTGCTGGGAATTGAAGTCGGTGAATGCCTGCCCGTACTTGGCCTGCGCAACCTGATCCCTAGCAGCCTTGGCGGCAGCGATATCCGCATCCGTTCCAGCTACCTACTGAAGGAGTCCGAGGCGTGATGCGTTATTGCCCGCCTGCTGTTCGGTGAACTGACGGGCCACTGCGGGGTCGCTGTCAGAAACGGCGCGACGAAGCTGGGCGATACCGGCGTCGCCGGTCTGCTCTGCAAGGTCTGCATTGACGCCGGGGATCTGACTTGGCGTAGCGCGCCTTGCCGCATCACCACCGAAGCGGCTCAGAGTGTTGGCGACGATCTGATCCTGCCCGCCCTCAAAGAACGGAGCGAGAAGGCCCTTGCCTGCCCGGATGGCCGCGCCGCCGATATTCGCCACGCCCTGACCGAGAAGGCCAGCCGTTGCGCCTATTCCGGTATTGAGGGCCCGACTACCCTCCCCTTGACCCGTTGCAAGCGGCTGAACGGCACCAATTGCTGCACCAGTAGCTGCCGCACCGCGATACCCTGCCGGGACTAAGGCGCCAGCCACGCCCGCGCCCTTGAGCAAGCCACCGCCAAGAAGACCTAGGCCCACATTACCCGCGATGTCACCGCCCAAGCCTGCTTTGGTATGCATCAAGGCCGCATCCGTGGCATTGGCGTCTGCCTGGTCAGCCTTCAGGCTGTCGTAGGCAATCCCAAACAGGTTAGGGTTGCTTCCTTCCGGAGCAAGTGAGTGACGATCGATGAATGCCGGGATAGCAATAGCCGCTTGCTTGGCACCTCGCAGGGTGTCCAAGACGGCCTTACCAGCACCGGCCCCGAAGTTTTGCCAGTCTGTACCCAGGCCAGTCGCCGCCTTGCCGCCGTCATCCGGGGCATTCGCGTCGATCAGGTGATAGAGACCCGCTTTCTTGTAGAACTCCGTAGGGTCGGCGTCGGCGTAGTATTTCTGCCGAATCGCAGCCGCCAGCTTCCCGTCCGGCACATCGGCATATTGCGGGTACTGCTGGCGGATATCGTCGAGTATCGTCACAGGCCAAGTCCAAGGGGGTCTTTCGCGTTGAGGTCAACTTTGCCGCCAGCGGGCAAGGAAGGAGCGGAAGACCCGCCGCCATCGCCAGAGAATTTGTCAAACAGCTTCTTGGCCTTGGGGTCGATGACCTGAATACTCTTGGAGCCGTACCCAAGTGCCTGGTCCGCCTGATCCTGCAACGCCTGGAGACGGCCGAGAACGAGGCGCGATGCTTCCTGATGCGCAGCCCGCAGGGCATCTGCACCGTTGTTAGCATCGAATATCGACTTGTTGTGCTCGCGGTCGCCGAGTGCGCTCTGACCACCTGCAAACGTCTTAGCGAGTTCGTCGCCTACGGCGCCAGCGGCGATGTTGTATTTAGAAAGCTTGGCCTGACCGCTTCCGCCTAGCTCGGACGAGAAGAAATTGCCGACACGGTTAACGGTCTTGTTATTGGAGTTGTCCAACTGGTCGATGGTCTGACCGAATTCGTCAAGATGGTGGGCCAGCGTGTTCAGCGACTTGATCTGTTCGCCGATTTTGCCCGAAGTGAAGTTCTGTCGGGCGGCGGCACGTGCCTTGTACGTACCAGCATCCAGCGTCGGGTCAACCTGCTGGGCCACGGAGATAAGCCGCTGCCAATTCGGGTCCATGGCCTGCTTGCCGGTGGGCACGGGATAGCGGCCGTCAACGATGGACTGCACCGTTGCCTTGTCAGACGGCGATAGGGAATCGACTGATGGAAGGGTGTCTGCTTGCGCGCCTCCTATGCCGAGCAATCGCTGCACGTCGGCCTCCTTGCCACCATGAGCCTTAATCAGGGCAATCTGCTGCGACAGGGCAGAGGTTGCCGACTGCTGAGGTGCGAAACGGCCTGCCGTGGCTAGCGTCTTCCACGAGCCATCAGGCTGCAATTCCTGGGTCACCTTATTGCTACCGACGTCGAGTTCGCGAGTTGGTGCAATACTGAGATCACGCTGCGCCTTCTGCCCCTGCAACTCGGCATTGCGCGACTGGATTTCGTTCTGGTGAAGCTCCATGGCTGCCTGCGGGTCGAACTTGGAGAGTGCAGACTGGTATCCGGGCATGTCGAACGTGCCATCCGGCTTCGCGAACTGTAGGGCCAAGTCCTGAATCTTCTGGCGACGCTGCTGTTCCTAAACCTGCATCTGCTGTTGCTGCTGCTGGAAATCCATCTGCTGCTGCTTGTAGCGATCCTGCACAAGCTGCTGACCGCCCTGTTGGGCCGACTGGATGCCGCCGAGAAGGCCCCCAGAGAGGGCCGAGCCCGGCGTTACCTGCCGGGAGTTGTTCGCGGCCAGCGCCTACAGCCCGGCCTGAAGAAGGCCGCTACGCGCAAGCTGGTTCTTGTCTTCATCATTTAGACCCGGTTGATTCCCGACAAAGATGTCCTGCCATGCCATTAGCGCAGACCCCCTAGAAGTGACGGGTAAGCCTGCTGGCCAATATACCCAGCCGGACCGCCCTGAACGTTACCGAGCGCACCGCCAGCGTGGCCGGATGGCATCCTCTGGGCCTACTGGCCCGTTGCCATAGTGGGCTTCGTGGCACCGTATGCCTGCGCTAGCTTCTGCCAGTCAGTACCCAGAGGTTGCTGGCCCTGATATTGGTTCTACTGGAGCGCCCACTGGCCGATCTTGGAGAAGTCCAAGCCCTGCGTAGCTGGAGACTGAGCCTGCCCGCCACCGAGCACCTGACTATAGTCGGTCGGCTGCTGGAACTACTGATACTGCTGCATCGGTGCGAAAGCCTGAGCGTTCGCGTTAGGCGCGGACATACCAGAGAGAAAGTCGAAAGTGCCCATATGTCCGCCTTAGAGGTAATAGGTGCCGGCACCGATGACGCCACCAGCGACGGCGCCCCACGGTCCGAACATGCTGCCAGCCGCAGCGCCAGCGCCAGCCGAAGCTAGAGCGCCGCCCGCAGTCTTCGGCTGATACGCGGGATTCGCCCCAGTCGTGGACGACCCCTGGAAAGATCCGGATACGGCATTGAGGGCGTTGCCGTAGTTGTTGAGCTTCTGCTGGTCGTAGCCGTAGTTCTTCTGATACCAGTCGTTGTAAGCCTGGTTGATATTTCCCTGCGAGTAGTCCTGATAGGCCTGACCAAGGCTCGCAAGCTGGCCGTTGTACTGGGCCTGCAAGGCGCTGGCACCGTTCAGGGCGTTGGACGCCCCAAGGATGTTCTGACTATTGTTCTGCGATGCCGCTAGCTGGTTCTGGAATCCCTGCTGCCAGCGATCCGCCTGATTGTTGTAGTCGGTATAGCGCAGGTTGTCCGTGTTCGTTGCAAGGCTCTGGGCGAGCTGTTGCTGGCTAGCCGTGGCCGCCTACTGCATCGCCGACCCGCCGAATGCCCCACCCTGTGCGAACTGGGTCGGGAGCTGTACGCCGGCACCTTGAAGGTACGAGTTCGTGATATCCCGGTTGGAGTCGCCAACAACCTTGTCGAGGTACTGGTTGGGGCCTGCGTAGGGGCTGGCTGTCGCCGTGACATTCTGAGATCCGCCGAGGATGCTCTGTAAGGCGGCATTCTGCTGCGTATTCCCCGCAGCTCCGGCAGTGGCGTTATCCATGGCCGTCCACTGGCCCTGAGAAAGGCCGGCGTTTAGCTGACCCTGATAGGACTGATAAGGCTTTGCATTCTGGGCATTGGTCGCGCCAATGAACTACTGATAATCACTTGCCAGCCAGTCCGGGATCTTCGTCTCGGTGGTGGTGGTCGTATTCTTTGGTTGTCCGCCGCCGCCCATATTAGACCTCGTACCAAGTGGTGATTTTCTTGTATTTCGCCGTCCAGCCCTCTTGTGGGCTAGAGAAGACGACGCGTTCAATACCTGCCTCGTTAGCAACGTGGCGGGCGGCTTCGGCCCCGAGGTGCCCACTGGATTTCTCGACGGAATAGCCAATCCAGACATTGAGGACGGGGCTGTCCTCGTAAGGGAAGGTGATGGCCTGGAGGACTGCGAAGCCCGTATAGGCGCCCTGCCGGTAGCCTGCGTAGAGGGACGCGTTGCCCGTCATCAGCGCGGCGTAGATATCCTCGGGAATCCACGGTTCGCCGTTGGTCTCCTTGACCTTCACGAGACCCGGCAGGATGACCGGCCATATCTGTCGAATGTTGCTGACGTGGTTGTAAGCAATCGTGCCGTCAGTGGTGACACCTGAGATAGTCGGAAGCATTAGTTGCCTGTAAGGGTGCGGACGGGAAGCCACGTGCCGGGAGTGCCGGCTACGGTGCATGTCCAGCCGAATACGGTATAGCGAGAGCCTGCCGTGCCGAGTTCTGCCGGGGCGCTATTGCGCACGAAATCACCTACTGCACCCTATCCCTGCGTAGGGGTTGTCGGCTGTGCGTTGTAGATTGCAGCGGCCCTTCCCTCAGTCGTTAGATTGACCTGCCATGAGATATCCCGAATCAGTTCAGTGAGTCGTAAGACCTGCTGCTGGAGATCGCCAGGGAGTGATGGGTTTACGTCTAGTTTCATTCGGGCGTCGTCGGGAGGATTTCGGGCGTGTAGCCGTTGATGACCACGGTGCCCGTCCAGTCCATGCGGACACGGTGCCAGCGTGCATCGCGGTGAAAGTCGAATCGTCCGTTGGTCTGAGCAATCGTCGAGTCCTGTACCGGGGAAACACCGAAGTCGTAGCGGTAGTAGTTCGTTCCCTGCGCGTTGGCTGGACTGGTTCGGTAACGTGGCGTGACGCGACGCAGAAGGGAGTAGTTCGTCTCGTCGCCAAGGTCGCCGGTAATCAGGTACGAGGCGCCCGGTACGCCCGTCAGGCTGTAGAGCTTGTGGTCGGTCGAGATAACGCCTGGAACCGTGTTGTCGGCGATCCAGAACGGCGAGTCATAGGCGATGTTGGGCAAGTTGTCGTAGGTGCTGTAGAGCGTGCCCAGGCCGTCGTAGGTCACGTTGCCCGACGAATACTGGATCACAGCCTCGATGGACCGGGCGAACTTGCCCCACTGGTTCGTGCGGATGTTGTAGACCACGCACAGGTCACAGATGCCGGTAGATGCCGTGCTGGGGAAATACCAGTAAACCAGATCGCGGGTAAGGTCGGCACCGCCCTTTATATTCTGACGCTGCTGGCCGTTGAGGTTGGCGAAGAACCACTCACGAATCGGAGCGCCGATGGAGCGTGGAACCGTACCATCGTAGACGAAAAAGTCGCTAGGGCCGACGAAGAAGTGACTGGCCGCGATCACCACAACGGCCTCCTATCCAGAGCAGCCGATTTCGCCTGGGATACGCTGCCACGTCCAGATGAGCGGAGGTCCAGTGTAGCGGCCCAGATACATCGACTTGTCTTTGTATGCCACGACCTGCGCACCGAACTCCCGTGCTGCGGTGATGGGTCCCGGGGTATCAACAAGGCGAGCGTTTGCCGCCTGAGAGCCTATGGTTGGCGTCCATGCGGTCTGGTCGAACAGGTTGGAGCACCACCACCCATCAGGCTGGTCGCCATAACTACCAACCAAGTCAGAGAAGTTGAAGGCGAGGACGAAATTGGATGCCGAGCAGATGATAGCTGCGGCGGGCGCCTGAGTGATATCGGCAAACGAACCCGAGGGAGCGGCCTGCTGAATCTTCTGGGCCCGGTTAGCTGCCAGGACATTACTGCCGAACATGGTGAAGCGCCACGGAGCGAGACCCGTATACCCGCCCGCCTTGCTACGGTCGACCCACGCACCGCCTGCGATGTCCCACAGCTTGGCCGTGGTGCCAGCCACGATGCGCTTGGTGCTGTCCAGAAGCGTACCGACATAGGCACCCTTGCAGGCGCTATCCAGTGCGGCAAGGCCAGCGTCAACCATGCTGTTGCCCGCTGCGAACCCCTTAGTAGTCGGGACGATGTTGTCACAGTCCACGATGACGCCTGGAGTCTCGGGGTCCGTGTCCGGACCAAAGCCGATGAAGGGAATGGCACTCATGCGGTGATGAAGTCCACACGAGGGCGAGGCGACGGGCCATAACGCAGCATATCGTCGTTCTTCTTCATGGCAGCCAATGCCGTCTGGTAGCCCTGACCGAACAATGCAGTGCGCGTGTCGTCACGCAGGTAGATGCACGCCTCCAGAAGCGTTCCGTAAAGGTACATCTGGGGCTGCGCTAGGATGAGCCAGTTCTGCGGGGCGTCGGCCGTCAGGTTAGGGATGTAGCCGTAGTAGTACATGCGGTAGTCCGTATCCGCCGCACCGACGATATTGATCACCCCGTTGACCATGGTATAGCCAAGCGGGATGACGAAAAGCTGTGAGTTCGTGTCCTGGATGGTAGGAAGCGGGTACAGCTCACGCTCAACACCCTCAAGGCTGACGATGAGGGCCTGGACCTGTCGGAATCCTGCCGGTGGGGTGATAACGCCACCCACTGACGTGCCTGACACGAGGGACTACTGGGGCGACAGGCGAAGATCGTTGTTCATCCGGGCTTCGGCAAGCTGGATGAAGTCGGGAATGACAGCCGTCAGGTCAGCACGCGCTAGGAA